ATTTTTGGTGTCATTAATATCTTTTCTTTCTATTTGTTAAATCCTAATTTAGGAAAATGTTAAATCTTCATTCTTTTTAAGAAAAATATTTCTTTTATCTTTCAATGTTTTTTATTCTTATTTTTTTAAATCATCTCTCCTATTATATAAAAAAATGGCGCGAGTTAATATTCCCGCGCCTTTATTAGGACAAGAATAGCTCGATGATATTCGGAGAAGTAGCTATTCTCAAGAGAATTTATATATGATATATGTATATAAATCAACTTAAATGTTTTTTCTTGATCTAACTATAATTATTATATAATGGTAATATAATTTTAATAATTTGCGTCTAATCGGAATATTATATATGTCTAATCCAAATCCAGTTACTAAATTTTCTAAAGGAAATACATTCGGTTCTAGCAGAAAAAGAAGAGTTGTTTCTGAAAAAATGTTGAGAGAAGCCTTGGCAAGAAGTGGTGAAAAAGCTCTTTTATTTCTTGAGGATATATTTAATTCTTCTTCTGAAGAGACGAAAAATAGAATTCAAGCTGTTTCTGTGTGGGGAAAACTTGTTTTTCTTCAGCCAAAAGATGATGGCGTTGAAACTATTAAAGACGTAAAGCTCACAGCTCAACAGCATGAAGAGTTTAATGAATTTTTGATTGGATTGGGTATTCCTAAAGATAAAGTAGGCTTTGAAAAAGAAATTATGCTTAAAGCTTCAGAGTTTTTGAAAAAGATTTCTGAGGCTCAAAATATTAATGAAGATACCGATGATTGCGATTTAGATGAGTAGTCATATTGTTTAATATCTCTGCTCTTTCTTCTATTAATGATCAATATTTCTTAAACGATAGTTATATCCCCACTCCAAAAGGTCTACAGTTTTATGCTTCTGGACTTACTGCGCGTCAAAGATTGCTTTTAGGGGCAGTTCGTTCTAGAAAGACTTCTTTAGTTCTTAAGGAGGTTTCTTGTCATCTCCATGGAATATATCCTAAATGGTGGAATGGATATAGATATAACCGGCCTGTTAGAGGTTTGGTCGGTACTGTTAAAGCTGAGAAAACAAGAGATGTTTTGCAGAAATATTTATTAGAAGGGGATCCTCAATTCGGCTTGTACCCTTTTATTCATAAAAGCTTAATTGTAGATAAATATTCTGGCGCATTACGTAATTCTGTGAATAAACTTTTTGTAAAGCACATTTCTGGTGGAATCTCTGAATTAAAACTTTCTTCTTTTAGTGAAGGCGCCTCTGGTCTTCAATCTGAAACTTTTGATTTTGCTCATTTAGATGAAGCTCCCGACTTTGATGTTTATCAAGAAATTCTATATAGAACGACTTCATTCGGTGCTTATAAAACCTTTGTAATGTTAACCATGTGGCCAGAGCGTGGAATGGATGAACTTGTTTCTTTCTTTATGAATAAAGGAAGTGCTGGTCAATCTGTAGAAGACCATTTTTATATGAATTGCTCTTGGGCTGATAATCCTACTCTTTCTGAAGAAGAGAAAATACGTCTTCGTCAGGCTACTCCTGATTATTTATTAGATGCCAGAGAGCATGGAATACCTGTCTTTGGTATGGGTAAAGTTTTTCAAATGAAAGAAAGTGATATTATTATTGAGGATTTCCAAATTCCTGATCATTTTGCTTTGATCTATGGATTGGATCCTGCTGCAACTTCTGGAGGTACATATGGAGCGGTTCTTTTGGCTCATGATCGGGATAGTGATACTGTATTTGTGGTTAAAGATTATAAGCGTAATAACATTACTCCCGTAGAACATCACAATAATCTTCTTCATTTAATTCCTGATTGGGTTCCTGGAATTAGTGATCCTGCTGGAGGAGGAGAAGATCAGCATACTCGTGAAAGTACATTAGATTTTTTTAGAAGGATGGGAAGAAATTTAGTTGTTGCTAATAAAGTTAAAGGACGAAAAGAAGGAGTCATTGATGATATTTTGATGCGTATTCGTTCTGGAAAATTCAAAGTTTTTAAGAGTTGTTCTAATTATCTTGATGAATGGAGACGTTATTCTAGAGATGATAAAGGACGAATTATTAAACAAAACGATCATACATTGGATGCTTCTTTTTATGCATTAGATGGTTTAAGTAAAGCTATTACTAAGAATTTTTTATTTTATGAAGAAAGAGAGAGTGCCGCTCCAAGTTATATTTAAATAAGTATTATTTTTATAATTCTGTGGATAAATTTGTTGATAAGGTGTTAATATCTTTTAACACAATTATGTATTCGTAGAGTTTCATGCTTATTCCTTTCCAATTCTTCAGAGATAATCTTTAAATGTCAGCTCCAAATACACTTCGCATTCTTTCTTTAGACGGAGGAGGTGCAAGAGGTTACTTTACTCTTCAATGGATGAAGCATTTTCTTATTTTATTAGGAGAAAGTCCTGATGATAGAACCGCTATCAGAAGAAGATTCCCATATATTTGTGGAACTTCAGTAGGGGCTTTAATAGCTTTAGCTTTTGCTACAGATAAAAAATCTGTTAATGAGATGATTTCATTTTTTGAAGAGAATGCTCCTTATATATTTAGTTTAACTTCTCTGTTTCCTTCATGGCGTCCAAATGAAACATTTAAAATTGCTCTTTTAATATCTGGAATACCTTTTTATCAATCCTCTGGCCCTACTGAGAATTTATATGGCGCTGGTCTTTTAAAGACATTGGTGCAAGGTATTTTTGGATCTGACACTATGCAAGACGTTAAATCAAACGTTTTTATTCCTGGGTATCAATCGGATACACAAACTTATGTAACTTTCTCAAACGTAAATGGAAATGGACTTATTGGACAAGATGCTCTTATAAGTGATATTGCTTTAGCTGTATCTGCTGCACCTGCCTATCTTCCCGCATGGTCTTTCGGAGGCCATACTTATATAGACAGTGGTCTTTATCAAAATAATGCTTCATTTTTAGGGTATGTTTATGCAAAATCTTTAAATCCTACATTTAATAGAACTTGTCTTCTTTCTGTAGGTACAGGATTAGGAAAGCTTGGATTTGATCCTTCTGGAAATTCTGGCCCTCCTTCTTCATTTCATGCAACAGGAATTTCAGAAGAAGATTTTAAAAATGTTCCTGTTTATCAAGAACTTCTATCTAAATGTCCATCTTGTATTTCTTTAGATTCCATTACTTCTAAGGCTGTATTAGATATTTGTCCAGCGGAGCAAATATATGAATATTTTGAAATTGCAAGTGTTGGAGGACAAGAATCTGTTGCAAATTGCTTCCAAGTCTTATCAGATTCTTCTTTAGAGCCTTTTTATTATTATAGATTTAATTCTGTTCTAGACATAAGTGAGAATACCGAACTTGATAATACTGAGACTGAATACTTTCTATATCTTGCTAATCTCGCTGAGTCTTTATTTGAAAGCGATCTTGCCCGTATTACCAATTTCATTGGACATTTTACGGCATGAAGTATCAACCTGGTTTTCTTGATGCTTTTATTTCTTCTACTACTGGAAAGCTAAGAAGTATATCTCAATTACCTTCTTTAATTGATAAAGATTATATAATTATTGGAGATTATCAAGGTAATGCAATTATTAGTCCTGCTCTTATTGATGTTCGTCTTGATGTTTTAGAACTTCGTGCTCTTCTTCAAAAATTATCGAATTTGAAATTTATTCTTCAGTCTGGAAATTTCATTGTTCCTAATGCCCAAGCGTTAGATCAACTTTCAAATGGTTTTCTTTATAATAATGATAATGGTGTTCTTTCTATAATGGTCCCTGGAGGAGGCACATTAGCGCTCCCTCATAATCAGGTATTTTTAGGGGATTCGGATAATTTAGCTCAACCCAGTCCTACTATTTTGATGGATAACTTGCCTGATGTTCCTTTTCAAAATTTGTTAATTGCGAACTCTAGTAATAGATTAATTTCTCAAAAAAGAATTGGTCTTGAAAATCTTCCTCCTTTTCTATCTGCTGATCCAACAAGTAATTATGGGGTTTATAATCTTTATACAGGAGGTATTAACCTTGATCCTTCTGAACCAATTGCTCCTTCTACTACTTTAAGAATAGACAAAAGTAACCTTCCTAATCTTTCAAGAGGAAAAATTAGGATGGGGGTAATTAACACTATACCTCCTGTCATTAGCATTGGAGTAGATGGTGTCACTATTAGCGGAAACTTGAATTGGGACGCTCGTGGAGCTTTACCTATTATTGGAAAAAGCTATGGAGTCCCTGAAGAAACGGGATTAGACCCAGGAACTATTTTCATAGGAGATTTTGAAAATCCAGGAGAAATAACCCAAACAGGTCTTCCTTTTGGACGTATGTTTATAGGAAATGGATTTGGCCAAATTACTAACACTGGGCTTCTTCCTTATCAACTCTTTAGTGGAAATCCTGATGGGTCAGGGCAAATTATTCCTATTACCATTTTAGACCGAACGAATTTACCCATACTACCTTTTAACAATGTATGGATAGGAGATGGTTTAGATCAAGCATTCCCTATACCCATTGGAGCTAGTCTCCTTACGACTCCTGAGCTTACTATAGCCCCTACAGGAGTTGTAGCAGGTGACTATTCTTATCCTACTTTAACGGTCAATGCGCAAGGACAGATATTAACTATAGTTTCCAATATTCCTACTGAGGGAACTGTAACAGAGATTACACTCGGAACAGGATTAACAGGAATTCCAAATCCTATTACTTCTACCGGGATTATCAGTATTTCTCCTACAGGAGTAACAGCCGGATCTTATAATTATGCAAGTATTTTAGTCAATTCTGAAGGACAATTATTGCTTGCAATTGATAATTTGTCTAACATCGAGGATATGCAAGATAATATTGCAAATAATACTGAAAATATATCTACAAATACAACAAATATAGCAAACAATACTAGCGCTATTAGTACAATCAATACTACTTTATTTGACCCTGTTACTGGTATAGTAACATTAGTTGGCATATTAAATGTAGCTGTTTTCGCGCCTGTAACTGGTGTGCTTGCTATAATTGGGAATTGGACAAATTCTAGTAGTATAACCGATGTTGTGAATAATAATACTTCTGATATAGCAGGAATAATAGGCGGTACTATTCCTATATCTACTAATTTCACAGGGGTTGGAGACGTTTCAGGCTCAGGACCCCTTTCAAGCCCTATTACACTGACTTTAAATACGACTTTAGACCAAGTTCCTTTGGCGGCAAATGATGTCAATGTTAATAATCATAAAATTATCAATGTTAGCGACGCCACCAATCCTAAAGATGCTGTTAATTTAGAAACTTTAGAATCTTATGTGGGTGGACTCGCGGTAGAACTTGCAGGATTCGTAGAAGGTGGACCTGCAGTAGGTGGAATTCTCACAACTACGAGAGGTCCTGATTGCACACTAGATGTTATTCCTGCTGCTGCCGATGTTTCTTTTGATAATTTTTCCCTTACTGATCTTGAAACCATTGATTTTAGCAGTTGGTCTGACATGGAATCCAAAGTGCAAAACGGGATTAATTTTTTATTTTTGTGGAAATTTTTTGGAGGGGGAGTCAGTTAAATGGTGGGAATTAATCTTTACGCAGAAAATATTTCATCCAATATGAATATTTCAAGCCAAACCCAAAGTTTTACCTATACTACTGCGATTTCACAATATCAGCTTATTAATAATTATACCCCTACATCGTTAGTGAATTCTCAAAATTGTTTAGAACTTATTAATGTTAATAACGCAGGATATCGTTTTAAACACATTGTTAATAATACCCTTACTATTGGGAATCTTGTCTTAGAAAGTTTTACGAGTGGTGCTCTTCCAGGAACTCCTTTACTCTTGATTGATCCTGAGCAAAATCCTACAGCACCCATATCTTTCCTTGGAAGTTCTAGTCTAAGCAGTTTTTCTCTCGTCATTCAGTCCCTGAATCCTTCGGCAGGATTTGTAGGGACTCTTATTGTTGATAGCGCAGGAACGAGTCAAGTAAATGTGGGATATAGCCCTTCATCTGCATATGGAGTCATTTCAACTCTTACCACCAATCCTCTTGTTCTAGGAGCCAACAATGGAAGAGCTATAACCATACTTTCCAATGAAAATGTGGGGATTGGATCTTCTGTGACATCACCTTCTTATCCTCTTGATATTGGAGGCGCCGTAAGGTCTACGCGCTTATTAGGAAATGCGAGTCCCCCCACTGTTGTTTTGGGGGCGGCTGCAGGTTCTTCCCCTTCTTCCTCTATTGTCGGGTCAGAAGTGGGAGGAAGATTTTCTGTAACAACAGGGGGCAGTGGAGCAACAACAGGCCTTATCGGCACATTCACTCTCGCCAGTGCAATGCCTTCTTCTACTTTTTCAGTTGTATTCACACCAGCCAACACAAATGCCTCTTCTATATCAAAAAATGAATCGTCTGCATCTTCTTCTACTTTTACCTTAAACGCCACAACGGCTTTATCGAATTCTACGACCTATATTTGGAATTATCAAATTGTAGGATATTAAGGAGTCATATAATGTCAGGGCAGCAACTTTATACTGAAAGCTTTTCACCCAATATATTGATTCCAGGGCAAGTTCAAGCACTTACTTTTAATCGACCTCTTTCCCAATATCAATTAATTAATAATTTTTTACCCACCTCTTTTACGAACAGTCATAGTTTATTTGAATTTATTAATGTAAATGACTCGGGATATAGGTTTCATCAATCAACTTCTAATAGTGCTCACCGAGGAGATTTTATTCTAGAACAATTTAATAATGGGACCATTCCAGGAACTCCCTTATTTTCAATTAAAGAAAGCACAGGAGATTTTGTTTTTTCTCCTCAATCCTCGGGAGCTCTTCAACTCAATAATGGAATTTCGGCCATTCCGTTGCAATTTTTTAATGCTTCCGGTACGCATTATGCGGCGTTTAAAGCTGGGAATTTAAGCTCTAACATTACATGGATACTTCCTACTACAGATTCCACAGGGACACAAGCTTTTGTTTCCAATGGAAGTGGAGTTATTTCTTTTAGTTCTTTTGCGGATAATTTGGCCAAATATATAATACAAACGGCCGATTCTAATTTACCAAATGCTCAAGTTTTGGCCTCTTTATCAACAGGGATCGTCAAAAATACAACCACTACTGGCGTTCTGAGCATCGCAACTCCAGGAGTCGATTATTATGCTCCTGGTTATCCTACCATAATTAAAGATGATTTTAATCTGAATGGAGATCCTTTCTTTTCCACAGGAAATACTTCTTTAGGAACACTAGCTCTTAATTCTTTAGTCTTAAATAGCTCCTCCAATACTTATAATGTTGCCTTTGGTTCGGAAGCTTTATATCACTTTACAACAGGCGCTCAAAATACAGGTATTGGACAATCTTCATTATTCGCTCTGGTTTCAGGAAGTAGTAATACGGCAATCGGGTTTTATAATTTTGCCAGTTTAACCTCTGGAAATAATAATTGTGCCTTAGGAGATGAAGCATTTTCCAGTCTCACTACAGGAGATGATAATATTGGGATAGGTAAATATGTAGGGCTTTCTTTATCGAGTGGAAATAGAAACTGCATCATGGGAACAAATGCGTTTTGGAGCGCGACTTCCAGTTGCAATGATAATACCTTCATCGGATGCAATTCAGCGCAAAATCAAACTCTCTATAATAGTTGCGTCTTTATCGGAAAAGGAAGTGATGCTTCTGCAAACAATTTAACGAATGCCATAGCCATTGGCGTAAATGCAGCGGTGGGGGCAAGCAACACGTGTGTTATTGGTACCAGTGGAACCGCTATGAATCTCATTATTAATGGAGTGGGAGGAAGCGGAACAGGCACTATAAATGCTATATGGAATGGCTCTATTATTGACTTACCCCATGGCGGCACGAATGCTAATTTAACAGCATCAAATGGAGGTATCGTCTATTCAACCGCATCGGCCTTAGCCATTCTTCCCGCTGCCTCAATAGCTCATTTACCCTTGTTTTCTGGGGGGAGTGGCGCTCCATCGTGGTCTAATACTACCTATCCCAATACGATTCTTGCAGGTCAATTATTATATGGTTCTGGTTTGAATGCGATTTCAGGGTTAACGTCTGCCCCTAATGGAGTACTTATTACAGACTCTGGGGGAATTCCCTCCATTTCTTCTACCTTACCTTCAGGAGTCCAAACAAATATTACTGCTGTAGGGACGCTTACATCAGGTACTTGGAATGCTGGAATTATTCCTTTAGCTTATGGAGGAACAAATGCGAATTTAACGGCTTCTGCTGGAGCAATTCCTTATTCTACAGCTAGCGCGTTTGCTCTTTTAGCACCCACAACTTCTAATAAAGTTTTTATGTCGGGAACCGGTACCGTTCCTGCCTGGTCTTCTGCTACTTACCCTGTAAGCACTACCATTAATCAAATTTTATATTCATCCGCTGATAATACCATTACAGGTTTGGCAACGGCTAACAGTAGTGTGCTTGTTACAGATTCAGGAGGCATCCCTTCTATTTCTTCTATATTGCCTTCATCCGTTCAAGCAAATATTACTGGTGTAGGAACTTTGACTTCTGGTACCTGGCATGCAAATATAATACCTATGCAATATGGAGGAACAGGGGCTAATTTAACTCCATCGGCTGGTGCAATACCTTATTCTACTTCTGGCGCACTTAATCTCTTAGCCCCTACGACAGCCAATAAAGTCTTTATGTCCGGTACTGGTACAGTCCCTACATGGTCAACAGCGACTTATCCCTTGAGTACAACAATCAATCAAATTCTTTATTCATCTGCTGCCAATACGATTACGGGACTATTAACTGCAAATAATTCGACTCTTATGACAAATTCATTAGGAGTTCCTTCATTTCAAACCACTTCTTCTAATTTTGTTACATCTATTACGGGAACAACCAACCAAATAACCTCAAGTGCATCTACAGGAGCTGTGACACTCTCTCTTCCTTCTTCTGTGACTATTTCTACTTCTCTCACATCTGGAAATTTAGGATTAACTGGAAATACGCTACAAAGCGTCAATACAAATGGGAATATAAATATCACACCGAATGGAACGGGGATAACAATATTTTCAAATAATGTAGGATTTGGAACATCTCCCTCTTATGCGGGGGATTTTAATGGAACTATTAGAGGGAAAAGATTCCTTGGAAATGGAAATGCGCCTAGTTTTACTGTAGCAGCAGGTGCAGGAACGGGTGCAACTGCTTCTATCGCAGGTTCTGAAATAGCAGGAGTATTTACATTAAACACGGGAACAAGTCCATCAGGTGGTCTTGTCGTAACTTTCACTCTTTCCTCAGCGATGCCAAATACTAACTATAGCGTAATTTTTATGCCTGCTACCGCAGATGCAACTATAGTAACTCTTTTCAATGCGTCCAGTTCTCAGGGAAATTATATAAACAAAATTTCTACCACTCAATTTTCTCTAAATATTGGAGCAACTGTTTCTGCATCTTTCACTTATCAATGGAATTATTTGATTATTGGTACAACTTAGTTTTGAAATTATGATAATATATTTGTATCATATTTTAAATTATGCAATAAACAATTGTTATTTTAATAAAAGGAGTAATTAATGAACATTAATGAAGAAGCAATCAAAGCTTTAGATCAAATGAATATTTTGTCTCAAAAAGCTAGAATTATTGGGTCTTCTGTTTTTAGTGGAGAAGGAAATGAAGAATCTTTTAATGATCTTCGTCAATTAGCAGAAGATATTAGATCCCAAATCAATATTTGGGAATCTGAAATTCCAATACAAAAATAAGATTAAAAAGAGGAATGAAATGACCGTTGTAAAGCAAAATTTTTCGGCTTTAAAAGCAATTGATAATTTAAAGTGGGATTTTAAAGCTCTTTATCAAATTTCTATACCTATATTTGATGCTTCTGGGGAAATAAATGATGAATATAGAAAAATTTTAACAGATCTTGGAAAGATATTAGAATCTTCCGTGGAGAATCTAAAATCTTTAGAAAATGAGTATAAGTTATTATGTAATTTAATTTTTAACCAACAAACTTCATTAGATTGATCGTTAATAGTGCTTACTCCTCCTTTTACTAACTTAAGAACATTTAATACACCAAATATTGGAAGTACGCCTGTTTTTATTTGTGGTTCCACTTATGCAATGCATGTAGATAGTATTTCATTTTGTAATACTTCTGATAATGACTTATTATTTGATATAAAAGAAGTGGGAGAGAATGAAGAAATCTATCGTGTTTATCATCGTCTTTTAAAGGCAAATGAGACGTTAGATGTTGAATTATCAACATTAGAATATTTAATGGCTGGTAACCTTCTTTATGCAAATTCAGATTTCTCAGGAAGTCGTTTCGATTCCAAAGTTTCTTGTAGAGAACAGGTTGAATTAGGAGGAGCTTAATAAATGTCTTATAGTCTGTCTTCCTCTCGACAAGAAATTGTCGAAAAAGCTAAAAATTATTGCAGATTAGGTTATCTTCATCCTTCTACTTTGCAATGGCGTCATGAATGCCGGGAAAATCAGGCATTTTATAATGCAAAAGATATTTATAATATAGGTGATATGGGACAATGGACAAAAGAAAGCCTGCAAGCATTACAAGCAAGAGGTCAACTTCCCATTACAGTTAATGTTACTCAATCTTTTATTGATTCTATTTCTGGAGTTGAGATCCAGGGAAGATATAGAACTGCTTTTCGTAGTGAAGATAGCAAAGAGGAAGCTAAAAAATTAGCATCTGCTTTAACAGCATGGCATTTCCATATTCAAGAGAATCAAAAAATGCCTTATAAGGGTTCTTTGAAATTTCGAGATATGGCAATAACAGGGATTGGGGTAAGCAATCAATATAAAGATGAAAAAGGGTATTTTTACGAGTATGTAAATTCTTATAATGTGATATTTGATCCTGATAATCTCGATCCACAATATGAGGGGAGCCAATATGTTTTAAGATCAAGGTTTATGTATCCAGATTATATAAAAAGATTATGGCCTTCTGTCTCAAAATATGTTGATTTATCTTATGATGATTGTTTGGTTCCCGGTATTGAATCTATTGAATTAATGGATAGAAAGTCTGATTATTCTATTTATGATGGAAATACTTTTTTTAGTAGTTCTAAAGGGAAGCTTCCTGTTATTGAAGTTCAATATCGTGTCCCACGGAAATCCTATTTTGGGATTGATTCCAATGGATATTCTTTTGATACATTCGATGAAGAAAAAGCATATGAATTAGCTGAATCTGAAAATGATATCCAAGAAAAAGATTCAGAACGTATTATGAGAACTCTGCTTATGGGAGATATTTTACTAGAACATGCTCCTTTAAACCCTGATTTGCCAGATATGCAGGATTTTTCTTATATTCCTTGTGTTTGGAAAAGAAGATTTGGGACGGGGGTTGCTTATGGACTTATTGAAAGTATTAAGGATATCCAAAGAGATTTAAATGTTCGTATAACAAAATCTCTTTATTTAATGAATTCTTCTAAAGTCGCTATTTCCGGAAGTCTTCCTCCAGGACAGACTTTGTCAGCCCTAAAAACAGAATTAAAAAAGCCTGATGCTGTTATTATTTTACCAGATAATACGAAAGTTCAATTTGAATCAAATGCTCCTCTTGGAAAAGAACAAATTGAACTTATTCCCCAATATATTTCTCTTATGCAAAGAGCAACGGGTATTCATGATGAACTTATGGGAGTTCAGACGAATGCTACAAGCGCAATTGCTCAAAATGTTCGCCAAGTTAATAGTGTTCGTAACAATGTTTTTGCTTTTGATAATTTCGCAAACATGAAGATAAAAGAAGCTCGTCATTTTCTTGATCTTTTCCAAGGTGGCGAAGATGAAAATGTGTTGGTTCAAATTTTAGATGATGATCAAAGGGAAACAATTATTTTAAATCTTAAAAGGGAAATAAATGGGGAATCCATTATTTTTAATGATGTAAGGACCCTCCCAGTTTCTTTATATGTTGAAGAAGTCCCAGATTATAGAAGTACATATGAAGAGCAAAAACAAATGATTCAATCTCTTTTATCTAATGCAAATGCAAATTGGATTATGCTTTCTCCAAAACTTATGGAATTTATGGGGTTCCGTGAAGGAGAAAAGATTGCTCAGGAAATGCGTCAAGCGATGCAGCAAAAATCTGAGATGGAAAACCCTGCTCAACCTGGTATGGACAATTTACCTCCTGAGATCATGCAAATGGCCCAACAAAAACAAGCTTTAGGGTCTAGAGATCAATTAATAAAATAAGAAAGAGAAATAAATGAATAAAGAAGAAAATATGCAAAATCCTTCCTCTGAGAATGTGGATCCCTTAAACGAATTATTTAATAAACCTTCTTCTCAAGAGAAAATTGAAGAGCCAAAAGAAGAAATAAAAAAAGAAGAAAAGTCTATCTCTAATTCTTCTAAAGAAGAAAACAAAGATGAAAGAGAGACAGAATCTAAGAAAACAAAAGATGAGATTTCAAAACTTCAAGATCGTCTTTTAGAAAATCAAAAATATGCACGCAAGCATGTGCAAAAAGTGAAGAATGCTTCTAAAGTTGTTAATAATTTAATTACAGAAGGAATTTTAAATGAAGAAGAAGCAAAAGACCTTTTAGGAGCTCTTCAATCAGATGAAGAAGAGCCCGAAGAGTCTTATAAAAATGATTCTTCTTTTTTTGCTCCTTTTTCGAATATTTTTAAAGTTGCAAAAAAAGAATTTGATAATATACAGAAATATACAGAGGATGATTCCTTTCAGGACAAACTTAATGCCTTTGAATATTTATTAGCTTTTTCTTCTCAAAGCGAAATTGATGAAATTTACGAAGATCTTAATGAACTTATTGATGATCCTGTGAAACTTGCTAAAAAAATTCTTAATATTGGAAAAGATGCTTATGAAAATTCTTATAAAGAAATTAAAAAAGCAGGTGGTATTAAGAATATTATTCAAGAAAAGAATAGATCTGTTGAACAATTAAAAAAGCAGATTGACAAATTAGAAAAAAAACTTTTACAATATGAAACTTATGATAAACCTAATTATCGTATTGGAGAAGTAGATGGTTCTGAAGGAGGTAATATAGAATCCGCAGACCCTTTAACTCCCATGTTTGAAGCTAGGGATACCATAAGAAAGAGATAAAGAAGCTTCGCCTTGTCGCCCTTTTTTATCTCAAACTTGGATAAAAAGACGATTTTTTAGTTAAGAAAGACAATCTTTATTTAAGATTCTCCCTTTCAAGACTTTTAAAATCCTTCCCTTTTTTGAAAAGACAAATTAGTTCTTTGCAAATTTGCAAAGGTTTTTGTGTTTTTAATTAAAGGGATTAAAAAAATGTCTGTTTATTCTGATCTGACCTCCGGTATCGGGACCAACGGTATCAATTCAAATCTTTTCCCATTCCAAGTATCTGATAACTTATTTCGTGAATGGGTAAACCTCACACCTCTTTATCATTTTATTGGTTCAGACCCTTCCCGTCCTATTGTTCGAAGAGAAATGCAACCTGGAAAGGGTGCACAATGGCGTGTAGGTAAATTAAACGCTATTGATTATAAAAATCCTGTTATTAATTTTGATCAACGACGTGGAATGGCTCAGCAACAGTCCGTAGACTTCGATACAGTTGAAGCCGACTTTAGAACATTCCAAATTCAAATTAAATTATGGGATATTTTAAGGTACGCAACGCCTATTGATCTTCCTCCAGAAGCGAGTCGTCAGCTTGTTGACGCATTTTCTCGTAACTTAAATTACGACTTATTTAATGCAATGACAACTAAAGCTTATTCTGCTCTTACGACAGGGTCGGCTCTGACAGGTAACGTCGCTGGGAATTATCCTTCCTATGATAGAGTTGCTTTTAAATTAGCAACAGGGCTTAATATTGACAGAGCAGCTTATCAAGCTAATGGAACATTCCCTACTCTTGTGAATGGAATGTCAACGCCGGCAAACACTGCGCCTGCAACATCAGGTCTTTCTGCTAGTCATTTAATCGCTTTAAAGCAATATGCAGAACGTGGAAATGCAGATGATATTTCTCCTAATACTGAAAATGCAATTCAGCCTGCTTCTATAATGACTAAAGGGGGATGGCCAGTAAAAAAATATCATTATTTGGCTCATCCTCAAACTTTGTCAAGCCTTTATGCTGATCCTTTATTTGCAAATTCTACTTTTAATAGAGGAGTTGTCATTGACTCATCTAATCAGCCAGAAACAATTAGTGGCGCTGATTACAGAGGGGAATTTGAAGGAATTTATATTTATTCTTGTCCTGATCTTTATCGATATTCTATTACTAGCCAAGATGGAACCAAAAGAGCAGCTTGGAACATATTTATGGGAGCTTCTGCAATGTCTCTTGGTTGGGCAGAAAAGCCTAGAATTGGTGTTGATAGAGATCTCATAGAAGTTATTGATACTTATTATGGACATGAATATCGCGGTCAAAAAATGCTTACCTTTGCTAGTAAATATGCTGCTCAAGCTGGAGCTGTTGCTGGTTCAAATACCAAGGTCGAGCAGGGTGTTATTCATTCATTTGTTAGCTTCTAAAAAAGAAGGGATTAAATTATGACTTTAGTTACTCGCTATGTACAACATACTATAGATGGAGCAGGTGGTTCTCCTAATGTATCTTCAACTGGTGTAGATCATCAATGTATCTATTATGATCTTACTACTACAACTGGGATAGCTGCTGGAGCGGATGAAGATATATTCGTTTGGGAAGGTGCTGGTAAAATTAAATCTTGTAATTTGATTGGGGTGAAGGTCATTGCTACAGGGGAAATTATTCCTTTTGGCGTCGTAGCTACAGATACTCATTCACTTCTTGAATTGAGCGCTGATGGTAAAACGATAAATTTATCTGTTCCTGCTGCTGGAGTTGCAGTTCCTGCAGATTCTGTTCTCTCTTTAGTGGTTGTAATTGGAGCTTATTCTTAATATTTTGGGGCTTTTCATTTTATGGAGAGCCCCATTTTTGTGAGGATTTATGCAAGTAATTGAAATGCTAGAAAATATGGCTTTATTAAGTGTTGGGCCTGATAGCTTAACACCTAAGACCAAAGTTATTTTTCTAAAATATCTCAATATTGCAAATAGAGAAATTTATGGAAAAACGGCAGCTATAAATCCTGATGTCGTTATCAATGAAACAATTCAAGTTCAAGTAGGTTCGGATGAAATAGAGTTAAATAATGATATATTTTCTGTCAGCAGTCTTTATGTAAATGATCAATATCCATCTTTAACATTAAAATCTTACATGGATTTTGTGGCTTATAAGAAATGGAGAACAATTAATTCCTCTGATCCTGAAGTATTCTCATTCAGAAAAAACACGATACTTATTTATCCTATTCTTCCGACGACTCAATATACTTTAGATATTTTTTATGCCCCTCATCCTATAAATATTAAAGAATCTACTGACGAAAGCGATATTCCTTATCCTAAGGTCTTTCATGATATTTTAGTTGATAGTGCCTTATACTATCTTTTTTCTGATGAAGAGGGATTTAAAAGCACAAGAGATAAATTAGAATCCAAAGAAAGGAAAGAAAGCAGATTAAAAGATCTAAATTCGTATCTTTATTCTAATCAAAATCAATCTTTATCTACTTATAGTCTTAATTAATGTTTAAAGATTCTAATTTTGATGTTCTTGAGTTTATACCTCCCGCCAATGGAATGAATAGAAATATTTCTAAAGACATTCTTCCTAATAATTTTGCTTATGTATTTGAGAATGTTCTTTCTATCCCTGTAGGAGAAACATCTGTTAGATATGGAACAAGATTAATTAATCAACTTCTTGATATATTAAATTATAATTATACTTTGGAAGCTTTTCCTTTTCAGAAAACAAATGGAGGAGAACAAATTGTTTGTTATTTTCAATACTTCGTAAATTATATAGGAGCTACAAATACTTCTGTTCTTGATGCAGATAAATTCTTTTTTACTCCTAATGATGACCCGGATTTTTTTATTGAAGAAGATACTTATATTAAAATTGAATATAGTTCTTCTCAAGGATTGAATACTGTTTCTACTCTTATAAAGAATGTAGAAGTTCAACTTAATGGTGATATTGCTATTACCTTAAAATCTGAACTTTTCCCAAGTGATGCAGAGATAGAATCTTTTTCGTTTTCTAGAGGGAAAATTCAAGTTTATGATATAGAAGCTCAAGATTTTGTCGCTGGTATAGAAAAAAGTAATTTGCATGTAGGAGTTGTCCCTCGTTCAGTAACTTATCTTTCTGAGCTTTTAATATGCAATGGAGTTGATCGAAATCTTAAATGGGATGGAACAACTTTAGAGGAAATCTATGATTTCGTTAAAGAACAAGCGCTTTCATTTAATAGAATAGATGATACTCATTTTACATTTACTTCTAATGCTGCATTTGATATTACTAAATATCAAAATGAAAATAATATCCAATTAATTGTTGATGGGGCATCTTATTTTTTTGTTGTTGTTAACATTGAAATAAATGAAGGACTCATAACTATTACTACAGATGAAGACCTTCCAGAATTTAATGGTCAAAGTAGAATAGAATTATTTTATAAAGATTATCCTCCTGCCTTTAGCTTTATGCATGTCGCGCACGATAGAATTTTTGCTCTTCCTCCTGGATCCGTAAACTTACAATATCGAAATTCTCAAGATGCTTTAAGAGTTTATTATACCTATCGTGTAAATTCTTTAACAAATTGGTTTAATGAAAATACTAAAACTGTTCCTAGTATTGATATTTCTGCAAAACATGAAGTCCCCGATAATCTTGAAGCTATTATTAGCTTAAATGAATATATTGCATTTTGTGGACGCAAAAGAACTCAAGTTTGGATAGGTAAAGATCCTTCCAGTGTAGATGATTTTCAATTTTCTTCTCTTATTCCTGAAGGAATTTTCCATGGCAATTTGATTATAGGACTGCCAAATGATACTTATTTTATAAGCCCAAATGGAACAAAATCTTTTGGGACTCTTAATATTGCCCGTCAATTTGCTTCTACCAGTGTTGACGCTGTTGATCCTTTGGTCCGTAAATTTGTAGAGTCATCAAACCAAGATAATTATTCGTATAGATTATGTCGTTCCTTTAAATATAATTTTGGTTCTTTTTGTGGGTTTAAAATTGGATTAAATTCAGTTCTTATTGGGGTTTATTCTACAAATATATATTCTTGGTCTTTATTTTCGGGTGATTTTAAATTTTCGTCCACATTTCTTTCAACCCTGAATAATTCTTTGTATTTATTTATTGATAACAAAATTTATCAATATGCTGATTCTATTTCAGGAGTTCCGGTATATGGTGATGATAATGGACAAAATTTTATTAATTTTATCTGGTCTTTGCCTACTACTCAATTAAAAGGAAGAAAGTTTTCTAATAATTATTATGAATTAGATGTGTCTTATTCTTCTGATATTCTGGTTAACAAAAAAAGCAATATTGCAATCTCTATTGATGGTGATATACCTGAAAATTTTTCTTTTGATAGTCCCTATTCTTTCCAAATAAGAGGTGATTTGTTCGAAACAATACCTTTGCTTGAAAAAGGTGAACCTGATCCTAATTCACCTCTTCCTGAAGATCGAGGAATGAGGCTTGATACACCTTATGAAAGGATAATAGAGCGCTTTAAATTTATAAGTTCTAAATTTCTTGTAACAATATTTGGTCAAACACAAGATGGTCCTCTTAGTTTTAAAAAATTAAAACTTTTTGGAAGAATAGAGAAAGGGAGATAGTTACTTATGGCTGCAAGAATTCATGTTCGTCCTAATCTTCCTTACGATGCCCTTTCAAAACATAATGATAATCGTTATCAATTGCTTTCTGCACGAGGCGTCCCTCCATCTTCTGAAATGTTAGATGCAGATAGTAATTACGTAATTGATAGTCTTGATCAGCTTAGTGAAGATATAGAGGGTGTTATTGCAGGTAATATTCCTGGATATGATGATATAGAAAATAGATTTAAATTTTTAACGACAGACGCAGAAAATGTATCTTGGGCTTTTGTTAGAGAATTTAATATTGGAGATCAAGAAGTCACAAATAGAATTATTAGAGATGGCGCAGTAACTGAAGATAAATTAGATGATGGCGCAATTACTGAATCTAAAATAGCTACTAATTCTATTACGGAAGAAAAAATAGCTAATGATAGTATTACAACTACTAAAATTTCAGATAATTCTATTACTAATATTAAAATAGTAGACGCCACTATCACAACTGTAAAGCTTTCGGATGAATCTGTTACGACAGAAAAAATAGAAGATTCTTCTATTACTACAGATAAATTAGTAAACTCTTCTGTTACTACAGATAAAATAGAAGATGGTTCTATTACTTTAAGTAAGTTAGCTGCAGAAGTTTTAAGTTTTATTCTTCCTATTGGAACAATTCATAAATATGGAGGAACCGCTGCTCCAGAAGGATTTCTTTTGTGTAACGGAGCTGCTGTCAGTAGAGCTACGTATGCGGCTTTATTCGCGGTAATAGGCACTTCATTTGGTTCTGGAGATGGAAATACGACTTTTAATATTCCTGATTTTAGAGGACGTGTAGGTGCTGGATTTGTAGGAAGCGCAGCTGGAAGAATTACAGAAGCTACAAATCTTGCAATAGGAGGGTCTGGAGGACAGGAAAAGAAAACCCTTACAACTCAAAATCTTCCTAGCTTTTCTTTATCTTATAATAAATCAATTGCCGGCCTAACAACGTTGGGAGGTTCGGGCGGTTTAACGATCCCGCGTGTTTTAGTAGATTCACCCGAACAAACATCATCTATAGGAAATAACTCTCCCCTTAATACTATGGATCCTTTTCTATTTGTTAACTATATTATTAAGTATTAACAATGATTGATTTTAAAGAAATCTCTTATCAATATCTTTCTCAAATAATCACTGAGCATAAATTATCTATAAAGCTCAGGCATCCTTTCCGCTGTTTTTCGATCATAAAAGAAAATCAAGAAGTTGGATTAATGTGTATTGGTGAAAAAGATAAAGAAACAGCTGAATCTTCTTTATATATATTTAAAAATTTTAAGTTTAAAGTTTTATTTAAAAATAATTTAATAAAAATTATTAATTTTCCATTTAATTTAGGGTATAAAAAAGTAATAGCTTCAACAAAAATAAGAAGCTTAGCTCGTTTACTTGAATGTTTTTCTTTTGAAGGTGTTCAGTTACTTGAAAATTTTTTTGAGGATGATTCTGATAAGGAAAAATTTTGGTTTTGTAAAGTGAAGGGAGGAGTATAACATGAGTGGTATTTTTGGCGGCGATGATTCTCCACCTCCAGCTCCTGTCTATATTCCTCCTCCTCCTCCTGAAGAAATAATGGATGTTATTGATAAAGTATCAGGAGTTCAGTCTATTATCGTAAAAGGCCCTGATGGAAAGAAACAGCGAATTGTTGAAAGACTTCCTCGCACTCCTGAAGAAGAAGCTCTTTATAAGAGTGCTGAGGAAATCATAAAGACTTCTCTTCAAAACATTCAAGACCTTTATAGATATGATCCTAACCAACTTGCAAATTTTCAGCCTTTCATTGATACTTTCGCGAATCTCAATGAAGAAAGGCAAAAAGATTTATCCCAAATAGCGGATTTTTCAGATATTTCTCAACAAGTTGCTGATTTTAAAAAAATGAATCAAACTCTGTTAGATGAAGAAATTCAACGTCGAGATCGTTCTATTGAAGAATCGTTAGCTCATAAAGGGCTTAGTAATAGTACTTCTGCTACAGAATATAGAACCTCTATGGCTCGTAACGCTGATCTAGCGCGTCTGCAGAATAACGTTAATGCTGATATTTATGGACAACAATTAGCAGCTCAACGTCTTGATACAAATGCAAGAGCGTTTGGATTAAGAGAACAAGGTAGGCAAGGAAGAGCGCAAGCTGCTGAACTTGGCTATAATCTTGAAAGACAAAAAATAGAAGATTTAGAGAACAAGAGAAAGCAAGCTATTATTGAAAATCAGAACCTCTTAGGAGTTGGTGCAGGTATTAGAGGCGAAGATATAAATAAAGCTGTTATGTCTCGTGCTCCTGACATTGCAAATCAAACTTTCTCTATGATAAATGCTGACGCTTTGAATCGTTACAATTCAAGCGTTGCAGCACAAAATTCAGCTTATCAAAATCAACTTATGGAATATAAAATGCAGCCTCCAAGCTTTGGTGATAGGTTACTTCAGCTAGGTGGAACAATAGGTGGGACAATGTTGACGGCGCCTTCTAGTTCTGTTGCTGGGAAGTTAGGCAATCGTCTTTTCTTAGGAAGTTAAATTCATGGTAAATAAAGCACTCAAAAGAATGCAGGACACAACCGCTTTGGGCGCACAACTTGCGAACCAAAAGTATATGGCTAATCAAAGTCTTCCTAATGAATATGATGTGGACGCAGATCTTTTTGGTGAAATTCAAAACCAATTTTCTGGCTATAATGGAAGGGGGCCTCGTGGAATAGATGCGCTTGTTTCTGGTCTTGCAACAGGCGCTAAATATGGTTCTAAGATGAAAGGATTGGCTCTTCGAAAAGAAGAATTAGAAAAATTTAATCGTGTTATGGATTATTTTTCTTCAGTTAATGCAGAAGCAGAAAAGATTAATCAAAAAAACTTGAAAAAAGAAGAGGTCCGAGAACAACTTATGCCCTATGCGCTTGCCTCCTTAGAAATGGCGTATAGCGGCCAGCCTTATGAGGTGGTTAACGATAAAATTAAAAACCTATATGAACAAGCACAATTAAACGATCCTTCTATTAAAGGTAAATTTATTGGATACATTCCTAATACTCCTCTCATTAATGTGAGAGATGAAAATGGAAAGAATATGGTATTTTCTTTGTCTCAAATTACTGGTGAAGATGGAATTAGAAGAATTCAGGGAGATTGGATTGATAGGCAAAAAATGTCTATGCAAGAAAGGCATTTCGATCAAGGTTTAGCTTTACAAGAAAGAGGCCTTGGAATTCAACAACAGAATGCTGATACATCAAGAATGGCTCTAGAGGCAAAGAAGGCAGAAGAAAAAGCAAAAAGTCCTGAGGAATTAGAAAAAGAAACTTATTTGAGATTATATGATCTTCTTTCAAGTGAGGATGTTGATCCTACAATCGGGGCAGGAACAAAAGTAAAGAATTGGGTTGCTCAAAATGTCCCGGTTGTAGGAGGATTGGTTGAAAGCGGATTGGCGCCTCAACAAGAATACCAACAATTACTTGCTGATTTAAAAGGTCTAAGATTTAAGAAATTTGGATATAGAAATCAGGCTGAATTTAATAAAATTAAAACCCTTGAAGAAAGCCTTCCTAAAGATCAAGCAAAACAATTCGTTGCTAATGAACTTAAAAAATTAGGGATAGATGTTTCTAATCCATCTCAACAAACTATAAAAGTTCAAGACCCTTCTACAGGAAGAATTGCTGTTCTCTCTCCGGATCAAGCTAAAGTAGCTGAACAAAGAGGGGGAGTTGTTGTTCCATGAAAGATATTTTTGAAGGATTAAATCCTAAATTTATAGATGAAAATAATAGCCCTAAAGATATATTTGAGGGATTAGATCCTGTTTTTCTTCCTAATGAGGGAAATATTCCAAAAGAAACACAACCGGAGAGTTCTCCCGAAGATATTTTAAAAGCAAAGGGAATTCCTCAGATTGTTTCGGCTGCTTATGATAATTTCTCAAAACTTCCAGATGATTCTAAGAAACAGCTTTTTAATGATATTGTCAGAGTTGCTATTAAGGGTCCTTTAGGAGGAGCTTCTTCTGTTGTAGATTTTTTCAGCACGCTTCCTTTAAATGCCTCTAAAGCTATTTATAATACTCTTGCTCCGGAAGATGCAAAAGTTCCATATCTTAAATCATTTGAACAAAAATCAGATGAATTTGTTGATTATCTAGCAAATAAGGCAGGATTAGATACTTCTGGTACCGGTCCTGTCACTGAAGGCGTAAAACTTGCAACGGGTGTTCTAACAGGAGGTGGTTTAGGTAAAGCTTTAACTTCTCTTCCAAAAGCCGCTTCTTCTTTACTTGGATCTACAAATCCTCAAGTTCTTGTTGGTGCTGCTGGAACAGGTGCTGGAATGGAAATAGCAAAAGAACAAGGCGCTGGAACTTTAGGACAATTAGGTTCAGGGATTGTTAGCGGAGCACTTGCAGAATCATTACCTTTTGTTTTGAATAAAAAAAGTTGGGCTAATGGTATAGAAAAAGCATTAATAAAAGGATTTGGTCTTGATAAAAAAAATTTAAAATTAGATGCCCTTGAATCTGCTGATAAATTAGGAATAGAGTTACCTGCTGCTGCTGCAACCGATAGTGTAGTAACAGCTTTTGCAAATCAAGCTATTAGTAAATTGCCTTGGGTTGGTAATAAATTAAGGGATAAAGTTAATCAAACATCGGAACAATTTCAAAAGGCATGGGATAATATGCTTAATTCCATAGCTCCCAAAATTGATCATGAATTAAGCAAAGAAGCTAAATCAATTTATAAAGTTCCAAACAATCTTCTTAAAAATTCTGAGGACTCGGTTTCTCCTGAGCTTATCCTTAATAAAATTAAAGAAACACGTGAATTTCTAAAATCTCCTATTAAGTCAGACCCAACAAAAAAATTATCTTCTTATATGAATGAATTAGAAGAATCCTTATTACCACAAAAAATGGAAATTAATAAACAAGATCTTCCTAAAAACTTTCAAAATTTTCCTACTAATGTACAAGAAAAAATTTTAAAAGAATTATCTTCATCTATAAATGCGCCTTATATCTCGGTTCAAGAAGTATTAAGGTCTAAAATAGAGCTTAATAAGATTATGAGAGATAGAAATTTATTTGATAGAACAGACACAGATACTCTAGGTTTTTTAAATGGAATTAAATCTTCTATAGATGAAACTTTGGCAGAATATGGGAAAACAAATCCTAAATGGTGGAATGCTTTTAAAAAAGCTGATAAAGAATATGCCTCTTTAGCTAAAAGAGAAAATTTAGAACAAGAGTTTGCAGGAAAAATTATAAATCCTACTACTCAAGAAGTCTCTTATACCCCTCTTGTTAAAATGCTTGAGGATCCTTCTCAACAAAAATTCCTTAAAAATAATCTTGGTGAAGCTAATTATAAAAAATTAGATGACTTTATAAATGTTGCGCGCTCTATGGATAATGCTAAAAGAAATATATTGAACCCTTCAAGCACAGCATTAGTCGGAGGAGCGATGTCTTTAATTCAAGGGTTAGTTTTTGGGACTAATATTTTCCCAGCAATACTTACATCTTTATCAGCTTATGGAACAAGCAAATTTCTTACTGATAAAAGGTTCTTGAATGTAGCTATGGATTTTGCAAAAAAACCATCTGAAACTTTGGCTCAAAGATTAGATAAGATCGTAAAAGATAGAACAGGCGTTGGTATTCAATCTTTAGTAAAACAAATTTCTCCTAACGAATAATGAAATGGAGAAGTTACCAGATGATCGTTATAAAGAGATTATAAGCCTACTTTTAAAAATAATTTTATATGTTATAATGGTATACTTAACGATAATTAAAAAAGAAACTGAAACTGTTAGCGTGCTAATGAAGATAACACAGATATTAGCATCTACTATTTAAATAAATATAAAAAGGAGAAGTAAAATGAAAAATTCTAAATTATATAAACATTTAATTAATTATTATAAAAATGCAGGATGCCCATTGCTAGGTTCTAAACCTTTTACTACCTATCAAAAAGTAGGAATTATTATGGGAGAATTAGCTTTTTTAGCTTTGCCTATATGGATGTTTATTCAGACTTGGAAAGAGTTTTTAAATAATGAAAGAGGGTTCATTTCTACAAATTTATTGTCGATTCTAAGCATATGGCTTTTATGTGGTCTCTTGGATATACATTTTGAAATTTATGGATCTAAAGAAAAAAAGAAAAGATCTTAAAGTTTCTTAGTGATTTTTTTTAAGAGAGTCTATAGCTTTATTCCTTTGCTATTTCATAGCATCGTTCGCATAAATCAGGAATAGGATAACGCCCTACATCCTCTCTAACTCTCCAACATCTTTCGCATCTTTTTAAAAATTTAAGTTTAAATGAAAATGAAGTAATATCATTAGAATCTTCACTCTCAACATCAAGATTTCTTTTTTCTTCATCTATCATTAATTTTCCTTTCTTTTAATAAGGAATCTATTTTTTCTTCTAAAAGCTTCATGCTTTTATTATAGAGAGGAATTTCATTAAATTTAATATCCTGAGTATATTTTATACCCATCATTAAATATAATGTTTTTGAACTTGGGATAATGATGGATATAAAAAATGAAATAAGAGAAATATATGTTAGTGTTTTTAAATACTTCCTCGTTAAATTTCTTTCTCTTTCTTCTATAAAAGGAATTAAAAATCCTAAAATTGCAATGAATAAAAACCCAATAAGGACTATAAGGTCTGAATATTGTTTCAATTTTTCACAAAAATCCGTTAAATATAACCAAAGCATCATTTTTTGCAACTTTCTGAATTCTGATATTTCATTTAATTTAATATTGTTTCTTCAAAATTATTTTTATATATATCTGCAAGTTCTTTGCTTTTAATAAAATTAATATTTTCTTCGTTTCTTAAAGCATTTTGTGTCCAGTTAAAAGAACCTGTAATGACGAGGTCGTCATCTATAATCATAATTTTGTTATGAGCAAGCCCGCGTTTTGTTTCATCTTGAACAATAACAGAAAGGTTATTTTCACGAAGTTTTTTTGTTTTTGAATAAGTCTCTTTTTCTCTTCCTTTGTCTATATACACAATAACTTTTATACCTCTTTTTTTAGCGCCAATAAGTGCCTCTGCAATCTCATTATGGGTAAAGGAGTATGCTTGCACATAAATACTTTTTTTAGCATTATCTATGGCCTTGATAACCTTAATACTGCAATTTTCATGTGGAGAAAAACAAACACTTATATCCGCTTGGTAGCAAAAAGCTGATGTTGAATATAGAAATATAGATATAAGAAAATTATAGATTAATTTCATTTTATACTTCCTTATATATCTCTAATTTCTTCTTTTAAACTTCGAGAAGGTATAAATTTCACAACATATCTTTCTGATATTATATGTGATTCTCCTGTTTTTGGATTTCTTCCTATCCTTTCCTTTTTATGGAAGACTTTAAATTTCCCAAAATTGGTAATTCCTACTGTTTCTTTCTTCTGTAAAACATTTCCGATGCAATCAATCATATCTCTATAAAATTTTCTTCCTTCTTTATATGTGCAATCTAAAGTATAAGAAATGATTGGAATAAGTTCATTTAAGGTAATTTTTTTCATGTGATATATTCTTTCTTTTTATTTATTAACTATTTTCCTTAAAAATTCTGAAGGTTTAAAAACAATTTTTTTACCCTCAGGGGCATATATTTTTTCTTGAGTTTGAGGATTCCTAGATTCTTTAGGATCCATTCTTTTTAAGAAAAAACTTCCAAATCCTCTAAGTTCTATATTTGAGTCATTTTTTAAGGATTTAGAAAGAGCTTCAAAGAAAATATTTATTGTTTTTTCTATATTTTTTCTTTCTCTAAAATAGTACTTTTTTTGCATTACCTTAATTAAATCACTTTTTTGCATTACCTTTATTATCCTTCTTCTTTTATTTTTTCATTCATGTATTTTGCAAGGTTTATTTTAGTCATAAGTATATAAATTTCAGCTAAAATTTTTTCTTTACTTCTTTTTATAGCTTCATCTTTATTTTCTTTTTGTATTATTTTAGCTAAAATATCCTTATACAATATTTCTGTAATTTCAAATATTAAATCGTTAATTTTTTTTTTAAATTCTTCTTTTTCTGTTTCTGTAAATTCTTTTTTTTCTGACTTTGCTAATATAATTCTGGTATAGATAATATCTTTAAGGTAAGACAATCCTTTTGCTTGAAATTTAAGCTCTATTTCTAATCCCGCAATAATTTTTTTGTCTTCTTCATCCTCATATAACCATTTTAGATAACACATATTTTTTATGATTCTTGATAAAGACTCTACGACTGTATCAGCGTATGAAACGCGAAGGGTTATATTTGTTAAATTCTTATTAATTTGTAATTCCATGTTCTTCTTCTCCATTATTCTCTCTTAAACTTGCTTCTTCTTTTATTTCTTTCATATTCTCCTTAAAAATCGAAACATATATTTCTATATTTTGTAATGAATCTTTAATATCTTCGTATATTTGCTCATTTCTTAAAAAAAGTTTATTTAATTTATCTATTTTTTCATAACTTAAGGAATTCATTTTACTTCTCCTTTTATATATATTAATGAGATATCATTCTTAATATTCCATTAATTTTTATAGTGTCTCTCAAAATATACTAAATGTCAAATTTATTCATATGCGTTGCGATTGAATTTGAACAGCGTTATCAATAATATGTGTTATAATATATGCTTGATGATCAGTAAGCAACCATTTTTCTGATTCCATATCATGATTCGATATAATTTTATGTGGTCTTCTGCGTGCAGGATTAAAGAATATTTTATATGGCTTATAAGGGCTTACTTGGTTTTGTAGATTAGTTAAAATCTGAAAATACTCTTTGTTTTTATCTTCTAACTCATCGATTTGAGATTTCATCCTATGGATGAGGTCCCAAGATTCATTTTTTTCTTTTTCTAACTCTTCGTTCTTTTTTAAGGTTTCATTCAATTTTTCTTGAGATAATCTTTTTTTCTCCTTATTCTTGTTTAATTTTTCCTGAGAATCATTTAATCTTCTTGATAAAACAGTTATAGAATCTTCATGTCCTTTCTTCATAATTTCGACTTCTATATCTTTTTCTTCTATAATTTTTAATATCTCTTTTTTCTCATCTATTCTCTTTTTATTGAGAGCGAAATAATCTTCGTTTAATCTATCAATATAGGTCGTTTTTTCTATAAGAAGCATTCTATATTCTAAATCTGTTCCTTCTTCTTCTATAAATTCTGATGATGCATATATCGGTAAGGTTAACAAAATTCCTAGTAATCCATATAAAAACATATTTCCTCCTCTAAAAATAATAAAGAATTCTAAATGATAAAATTGAGGCATCTAAAGTATGATTGCTTTTGATATTATCAACCGTGTTTGAAACATTCTTAGGGACTTTATAATCATAGGCAATTCCTAAGCAGACTCTCTCAGAAATAAGCCAGTCAGATCCCACGCCTAATTTAATATGGGGAACCTTTTTCTTAATTTTTTTATTTGTATAATTAATCCCATCATCTAATAAATAAGAAAAGTTTAAATCCTCTATTCCTCCTTGGAACTTTGTATAGATTAGAAATCTATTGTCTAAAAGCTTTCCTACTCGAATAGAAGCAGAAATATCATTATTTTTTCTGATAGTATGATGAAGAATATGAACTTGTGAGGTCGTATCTACTGAATGAGAAGTTGACCCTCCTTGAGAATTAACAACATGAAGAGAAAATTCAGTTCCTGTATATATCTCATTTGTGGTTTTCCCATACCCTAAAAGCAATCCTCCAAAATATCCATTAAAAGACATATGAGATTTATGATAGAATGATGGATGAGACGATGTTACTTTGTTTTTAGAGTAGTCTAACCCTAAATTAAAGCCCATATATGCTCCATCATATGGATTTCCATTTGTAACGCGTGGATCCCATGGGTTACTTGCAAATGCAGATAGTGTGCACATAGATAAAAAAATGATATTTTTTATACTTTTATTTAGCATGATTTTCTTCCTGTTTTATGTATATTTACTACATTATTTATTTCAATAAGTCAATGAAAGTATTTTCATGAAAGTTTTAATATTTGTTTTTACTTTGTTTTTTAATATATCATCAGCTTCTGATGACGAATACTCTGACGTTCATATTGCTGATCCAGTTAAAAAGCCGGATCATGTTTTAAAACCTTATGTAAGAAGAATACAGAAATTCCACATTACTTCTTCACATGATTTTGAGCCTCACTCTATTTCTGTTATAACTTACCCTCTCTTGACACAAGAAGACTCTCTGGATAATTTTTCTCAAAAGTTAGATAAGAGTTTCTTTTCTTCATATTCGATGAAAGTGATCTTACCTTCTTTAATATGTTCCTTAGTCGGCGGTGTTGTTCCCCATCCTTCTTGTGGATATGTAATCGATAATATCGGAAACTTTTTAAAGATACCTATTTCTAGCCTAGAGTCTAAATTTTTAATTTCTTGGATTACGATTTCTACAACCCCTGTCTTTATGGTTCAATCTTATAACTTAGGGAAAAAATTCTTTTCTTTTTTATGTCATGAAAAGAAGTTCAAAAGCTCTCAAGGATCCGAGAAAGATACTGATCCATATTTTATACAATGGGATATAAAGCATTATTTAGCAAAAGGATTTCTTGTTGCAAGCGCTTCTATTAATGCTCTCATTCCTCTTATTTTGATGAAAGATGCTGAAAAAGAATATCTCTTGTTCTTTCAAATTACAGCTCTTCCTTTTTATATCGCATGGTTTGAGAACTATTATAAGGTTGGCTCTTACAATATTGATTATTTGTTCAGATTCTATCTGTATACGGTAAAAAGTAACTTTGAAAAGAGAGAGATTCTTAAGAAGAAGATTTTAATTTTTAAAGAATGTGTTAACCAAAATGATTCTCTTTCTGAAGATATTTATGATCTTATTCTGAAAAGAAAAAATAGTTATTTCCCTATAGAAGAGGGTGCTCCTTTTGCATTAAGTCTTTTGTTCTGTAGGGATTACGCTCGTCTTGATACTGATTCGCTCTTAGACGAGAGTGAGGACTATGGAAAAGTAAGTTACTTCTTGAACTTTAAAAAAGATTTTGATTCAAATTCTCATTCTATTTTTGATGATATTGTTCAATGGGCAAGTCCTTTTATTACAGGTGCTGGTTTTTATTCTCGTTATTGCATTAATGAGTATTTGCTTGAGATGTTTTTTAAAGAAATGGGGCTTCCTGCAGATGCTTCTCTTATCGCTGGGACTACTTTTGCTGCTTTTGAGGTTTTCTATAAAGCTTCTATGACAAATTACACTCAGCAATCTTATTTGAAAAGCTGGAAGGACATTTTTAAGAAAAAAGGGAACTTTTCTTATGTAAGAAAAGGATTAAATGCTTCTTCTTTTATTAATGGAGCTTTGTTTTCTCTTCCTAACCTTGTTGCTGGTTTTGAGGTTTTTAAAGATTATAATGTCTTAACTCAAGTTGCATATCTTACGCCTCAGTTTTTAATGGACTTCTGTTACTATGATTCTTTCTTTTCTAGACAATATCAAAACTTTTTTACAAAGGTTTCATCTTTTAGAGAAAAAGGGATCGGCGTAATTGGTAAAAGAGCTCATCTTAATTCTTATGCTGATCGCCTTTATAAAGAAATTGATAAGTTTGATTTTGAGACAATTGAGAAAATCTATCAAATTACTCAGAAGGGTCTTTAGAAGCGTCTTCTATTGCTTTTTTGGTGATAATTTAGGTTATTCATTAAATTCAGGAATTTCACTAATTGATCTCCTAAGTGACATAAATCCTTTTTCTATATCAATCCTGGCAATTGGATACCATTTATAAAATGAAGATTTTAAATTATAAAATGAAACCTCTAAATTATCACCAAAATAGCCCTCTAAGTCTTTAATAAAATTAAGAGTTTCTTTTTCAAGATTGTCGCTTTTTTCAAGGAGTTCTTTTTTTAAATCATTGTTTATATCAACATTTCCATTGCTGGATGTTCTTATAGTCATTTTAATCCATCCTTTTTTGATTTGATGGAATTTTAAAATAATATGCGGCAAGCTTTCTTAAATCAAAATCTTGAAGCATCTCTTCAAAAAGTGATTGTCTATAAGGAATAGGATGCTTATCCTCTAAAAACTCTTTTCCTTCTTTTTCTATTACTTCTATAAAATCAAGGAAATCGTTTTTTAGTTTTGAAAATTCCTCTAATTTTTTTTTAAGCTTTCTTCTCATTTCTGAGTCATCTTGATAATGATTTTTAATTGGGAAATATATTATGTTCATTTTATGCAAACAAACTTTCTTTCTCTAATTCTGTTAAATAGTGATGTTGATGGTCAAACGTATAAATTTCTTTCTTTCTTCTTCTAATTAAGCCAGGTTCTCTTTGTCTTTTCGCATCGTGCACCCATTTACTCCACCAAGTTAAACCGTTTTTGTAATCTCTTTTCTTAAGATGTTTATATGTATATGAAACGCTAAAGTCAGATAGACTTATGTTGTAAATAAAACAAACAAGTGCATCGTATTTTTTTTGATCCAGGTCCTCTAAATATCCTCTTCCAAATAAATTGAATAAATTTCTTTCTTTTTCTTGGATATCTTTTTTAAATAAATCTTCTGCTTCTTCATAAGTAATTTGATTTATATGATATTCCTGAGGGGTTAAACAATGTCCCCATCCTATTGTTGGAATGCCTCCTGAGTCTTTATAGACATTCAAACTCAGACCTTCAAAATCTTTTATTAAATTTATTCCTTCAGGGGATGTTTTTCTCATTCTCCAATCTCCAATAAAGAAGTGCCAACGCATCGGCTTCATTATCATCTTGAGGAGTATGCCCCTTTTCTTTTATTGCATTAATCACTTCTATTTTACTGGCATTTCCTTTTCCTGTGATAAACTTCTTAATTGTTCCTGCAGGAACACCTTGATAGGGAATTTTTCTCTTCTCACACCAAGAGGTAAGAACCCCCATAAATCCACCATAGACATGGGCTGCATCTACTCCTATGTGTCTTCTGACTTCTTCAAAGACGACTTCTTTTATATTTGTACGTTGAAAATCGGGAGGTCCAATATTTTTAGTAGGAGGATCCGATACCAAAAAGTTTATCATTTCAAGAAACTTTTCAAATTTAAGGAACCTCATCCCCCCACCGCTATAGCGATCATTTTTAAACGATTCTGTGCCACTAAAGACTTTATTTATTTTGTCTTCTTGGTAGATAGCCCATCCTGTTGTTGTGGCGAGATCAAGTGCAAGTATGGTCATTTTTTATGTTTTTCAACCTTCTTATTTTCTTTCTTTTCTCCTATTAAACTTCCAAATTCTTCATCGCATATTAAGCATTTCCAAACGTATTGCATTGTCCCTGTTGGATACATTTTCCCCTCTACAATTTCAACGTACTTTCCTCCACATTTTGCGCATATAAGTTTTTCTAATAATATTTCTAATCTTTTAATTATTTTTTTAATGTCCCATTCTATTTCTTTAATTCTTTCTTTATTTTCTTCAATAAGTTTAAGCTCATATGATGGATCGCATGTATAATTAATTATTTTCATAATGTTTTCTTCAATGTTCCAAATAAATTTTAATCTTTTTATAATGTTCATCTTTAATAATCCTTTTTCTTCTTCATAAATCCAACACTACTCATTGAATTATAAGAATCTGAGTTCCCAAAATTTTGATTATTTCTTCTTTCCTTCAATATTCGTATAGTTGAAATAGAGTTTTTATAGATAAGTTGATCATCTCCATCCAAATCAGGAATATTGATTGTGAATTTATCAAAGTCACAAATTCTTCCAGTGATTTTAATTCCATTATTTAAATATACGTTTACATATTTTTTTTTATCTTTTATTTCCTTAAGGAATATTTCTTGGGACGTGTTTTTCTGTAGTGTCATTTTATTCTTTTCTATATAAAAAAAATTTTACATTTATGAATGATACTCGATATATAGTAATTTATTCCTCTTTTTTTCCTTCTTTTACACTGCTGTAAGCTCATTAAATAATATTTCATAAATGCCTCCTTATTTTTCTTCAATTAATTTTCCTTTGAGGTTCTTTTTCTTTTTTTTCAACAATATATTCTATCCCAATCATTTAATCTATTGCTCTTAATTTTTCAGCTAATTCATCTGATTTGCTTTTTTCTTCCATAAAAGTAAAACGCTCTTCTTCATTTTCTAGGATAAGAGATTCTGGAATATTATTTTGTTTTTCATATAAATCTTCTTTTTCCAATGCCTGTACTATCTCTGCGCTCACAGGAAGAAGTTTAAATAACCTTCTAATAGCTGTTTTTTTTCCCATTTCATTGTAGTGATTGTTCCAAATATGTGAGGATTGTTTAATTTTATCTACTTCTGGTTTGCTTAAAACAACATATTGAAACCCACCTCCTACAATCGAAGCACAAGCATAAAAATGAGTTATATCCCCTTTATCTTTATGAATGTTCGGCTTATGCTTTAGAAATGGATCAGAACCATATTCAAAATCAAAAAAGTCATTTGAATAGACAACATCCGCGTGAAGATTTTTGATCTTTCCAGAGCGATGAGCCAATTCTATCATTCCTCTATATCCTAGAATCAATTGACATTCCTTTCCGTAAGGAATGAGATATCCTTGACCAAAAGCTCCTCCTAATTCTAATCCCATCTGAGATGCGGTCAAAACTGAACTAGCAAAAGATTCTAGAGTACAGCTTGTTAGTTTTGGATTTTTTCTAACTTCAGTTAAAGCAATTCGTGCAAGTCTATCCGCTGTTAAGTGTTTTGGCAGGGCGTTTTTTATTTCTTTCTTAAAATCTGGGCTAACAAGCATACTTGCGATTGTTAGTGGTTTTTTTTCTACCTTTTGGATTTGCTCCATTATATTATTCTCCAATTCTTAATACTCTATGTATTTTTGTGTTATAAAATTCATTAGCTAGAAGAGGGTTCTTTTTTGAAAATTTTTTAACATCAAATGTTTTTCTTTCTTGATTCTTCCAAGTTGCTAATATTGATCCTTCCGGGGTTTTTAATATTGAAGCATCTTTCATTCTTCCGCAAAGGTAAATTTTTCTTTCTTCTATTTCTTTTTCTATTTCTTCCATTTCTTTCTTTTTTTTATTTATTTCTGAGATGATTTCTATATCATCTTGTCTTGCGATAACTTCTTTTTCTGTTGCTTCTGGAAAAAGATTTATTAAGTCTTCTCTTTTTTTCCACATGGGTGGGACTTTTTTTTGTACATTGTTGATCCAAAAGTCCTGTTCTATTTCTTCAATTTTTTTTCCTAAATTAAGATGTTTTTTAACTTCATATATTTTTAAATTAAAATCAAAATCATGGAACATTTCTAAAGTTGGTTTTACCCCTAAATGGTTTACCATTATAACCGTCATATTCAGTAAATTTTCTGATCCGAATAAAACAGGAATGTATACTTTTTCAATATTAGGGACCACATTCATATAATGATGACATTGAATTAAATAATCATTCGGAACTTTATCACTAAATATTTCTTCCCATTCTTGTTTATTTGAGTAGTTGGATGTTTTAAACTCTACTAGTGCTTTTTCTTCTTCTAGAATTCCATCTATGTTTGCAAACATAAAATCATTTTTTTCTGACTTTATGGGTTCCTTTTTTATTTTTACTTCTTTCCCAATTTTATTAGAAAATAAACCCAATACAAAAGACTCAAGAGCATTTCCTCTATCAAACTCATCCCTTGGTTCTTCTTCTATTATATTTTCATTGATTTTATCTAGATAAATATCTACAGGAGTTTTCCATTTTGAAAGTCCGCAAATAGCGGCAGCATCACTTCCCCCTATGCCTTTTTTTCTTTCTTTACGTTGTTCTAATGTAAGCATTTAATTTCTCCTTGTTTCTATCAATTTTTATTTTTATTATTTATATGTAATATATGCATACATGCTATATATATTCATTAAGAGATTATATGTCAAGCTTAAAATGATAAAAAAATAAGTTTTTCGTAAAATATCTTACTCTAATCCATATATATTAAAAAGGAGGATTGTTATGCTTAAAGAGTTTTTAAGCCAAGCTTATAAAATTATTTTATGTATTTATTCGTTTATATTAACTCTCATATGGAATAAAAAATCTATTGACCATGCAAAAGTAGAACAATCAAATAATCATTTGAAAGAAAAAGTACGTAAAATTGAAGAAAAGGCCCATACATATGTTAACAATCAGAGAAAACAAGCTCAAATATCGGCTTCCTCTCCTCATTCTCGCGATCGGAATGAATTGCATGAATGGATGCAAGAGCATAGTACGAGAAGTAGAAAAAGATACAGAAAATATTGATCATTTAATCATTTCAGCAGTTCCTATATTTCCTTCTCCGCATCCTGATATTGTGAAAGAGTTAGAAGAAGTGTGCCCTAAAGATAAGTGCTTTCATCTTTATGAATGGTTTGGAAAATTAAAGATTTTGGATGAACAGTTGCAGGTGTATGAAGAGATGATTAAGCATTAGTAAAAACATTTTAGCACGCAAAGAATTACGCCTACTGTTGAAGGCAGTAGGCATAACCGGTGCCACAAGGGAGATTATATCCCTTATAGGGCCATTCCACCCTATAATTATAAACTCCTTCGTGGCTTTTATCAACATTTTACGAAGGAGCTAACATAAGCATGTAAAAAAATTTGTTTTCTTATCTTCAGGAACTTTTTCCCCTGTGAGTATTTCATAATAATCCCAAAAAGCTTTAGGGAATTCCTCATAATAGAACTTTTCAGTTAAGTTTTTACTTACATAAAAAAAAATATCTTTTTTCAAAAACTTTGAAGCTGCGTTTATTAAATCTTCATATTGTAAACCTTCTATTATGTCGTAATCCCTACCACTCCAAGTAGAATTTTCTTCAATTTCTTTACATTTATTCCAGAAATCTTCCATCCATTCTTTTGAAAATTTAATTTGTCTTTTATGATTTTCTTTAATAAAATCATTTGATTCGTCAGGGAATGAAGGATGTGTCCATACATGTCTAAGCGAATGAATTTGACGTGGATAAATCACAAGCCAAAATCTCTGACCGGGCTGAACAGGTTCTTTTAAAAAAGGGTCGACAATTCCTACGGGATTTTCTTTTGTCCCATTAGGGCCTACATCTTGTCCAGGGTAAAGCTTCTCTTGAGCAACAACAGGTTCTACAGCTAAATAAATAGCATCCCGCTTCTCTGTATCGCCTATAATCATTCCAAGCGTTTCTAGTGCGTCTGTAGATACTTTTCTTTTATCTTGAGTCATTTTACTCTTCTTTATATTTTCTCACTTTATAATAAATATTCCAAAAAAAATGGAGTTTCTTTGAGAGAAAATACCAAGACATTTCTCTTGTTTTTTAAAAAATGCCTTGGTATAAGTTGTGTGTTCATTTTAACATATTGATTTTATCAGGCTCTTTTATTCTTCTTAAAAGAATCTGAATTATCTAACAAGGGAGCTTTATTTTACTGTGCATATACTTTCAATATTGCGAAAATTATATGACAAAAGCTAACCAAGAAAATGTTTAACATTAAAAATTCCCCTAAGTCAATAAGATATTTTAATAGCTATAAAATATATCATATATTCAATTACCTAGAGTTTAGATTTAAAGCAAATCCAAAAGGATTTTGGAAATTTTATGAGCCATGTAAGAAACATATCTCTTATCGAGAGGGAGATAGTATCTATGAAGAAATAGGTATGTTTCGTAAGGTCTTTCAAAAACAATTTTCAAAAATTGGTATTCATTACCCAAGTAAGCAAGCCTTTAAAAAAGAAAGAGATCCTTTCCAAGGAAGACTTTATGCAACCTATTATCATAGGAAAGATAATAAGACTTACTTTTTTAGAAATCATGTCCTGGTTGAATTAACACTTAAGGAAATTGAGCAAGGTAATTTAAAGTACCAGCCTGTGGATAACTTTGTGGATAAGTCTGTTGATAAAAAAACCATCCAACAAAAAAAGGAATCTTCCAGGAACGTCCATATTTGGCCTCTCCCTCTTCTTTTCAAGAAGAGACATAATATAACTCCAATAACGCGCGCGCGCGAGGAGCCGATACAAGTTTCCTTCCCTGATCGAATTGCAGAACCTCCCAGAGAAGGGGAGAAGATTTTTAAAAAAATGTTTGATTTTTGGATAGCCACTGTGGAAAAAGATTTACCCAAACGGGAAAGAACCATTCTGACAAAATGGCGATGTAAAGAACTTCGAGAACGATTCCAGGATAGTTTTGAAGGGAAATGGGAGAAATGGAAAGACTTTTGTGAACGAATAGAAGCAAATACGTTTCTCATGGGAGGAGGCCCAAGGGGGTGGAAAGCAAGCCTTGACTGGGCTCTGCGTCCTGAAAATATTGAAAAAGTTGTGAAGGGGCAGTATACAGGACAAGGAGCAACCCGAAGTGAAAGGATGATTCAAATGGAAAAGGAAAAACCAGTTACTGCGGAGGAAATCGAAGGAAGTGAGCTTTGGAAGAAGTTTTGTGTTAATTTAGCTCAACTCATTGGTCCGGCAAGTTTCCGTGCATGGTTCAAGGAAGGAGTAAAACCTGTGGATTTTGAAGGCGATGCTCCAAAGATTGAATTTGAAAGTAACTTTAAATTTCAGACGATATCAAATAGATATAGATTCCAGTTAGAAAATGTGCTATCACTTGTTTTGGGGAAGAAAAATGTAAAGATGGAAGTAAGGAGAAGATGAAAAACAAAGAATTGATTGAAAAATTGAAAAAGGAAGATCCTGAGAAAGATGTAAAGTTATTTATTGAGGATGGAGTATCTGAGATTCAATTTGGTAAGGTTCTTGGAATTGAATATATACTAGATATAGATTCTATAACTTATGATCATGAAAGTGAAGAAATTCTTTTAGAAGTAAGGAGAAGATGATGATGGAAAATAATATGTAACTATAGAAGATAATCCTCTTCGTATTAACCCTGAAAAATTAAAAAATATTGAAGGAAGAGAAGATCGAGATTATTGGGGAGGTAGTATCTATGACTAAGGTTTATGAGTTGAGAGAAATATTAGAGTTATTATGTTTAGTTATGATCCCTTGTATTACAGTGTGGGTTTATTCTTTATGTAATCGTATTTTACGTTTGGAGGAAAAATGCGATATAATATATATAGTAGATAAAATAAGAATGGATAAAATAAGAAAGAAAAGGCAATCCCTTTAATACTCGTACCCTAAGGCTCGAACCCAACCTACGGAAGGATGTACCGAAGGAATGTTAAAGGACTTACTCGCCTTATTTAAGTATACTATACTTACATTAAATTACACAAATGGTGATAATATAAAAAATGAAGGACAATTTATATTTTCTATCTTTATCTATAAAATCTTTCCTCTTCATGAACATTATAGGTTTTTAATTTTTCTTCTAATTCTTTAATGAGAATTCTAAGCTTTTGTTCCACAATCGTATTTGCAGTGCAATTATGAACTTTTCTTAATTCTTCATATAGTTTCTTTACTTTTTCGAATTGTATGGATACTATTTTTGGTGTCATTAATATCTTTTCTTTCTATTTGTTAAATCCTAATTTAGGAAAATGTTAAATCTTCATTCTTTTTAAGAAAAATATTTCTTTTATCTTTCAATGTTTTTTATTCTTATTTTTTTAAATCATCTCTCCTATTATATAAAAAAATGGCGCG